GGAATTGAATCATATGAATAAGATAGAAAAACGATTTAAGAGTTTCTTAGCATCTGTGTGTGTATTTGCTTTTTTATGCTTTGGTTCTACATCTGTGGTTGCACTTGAATCATCGGGATCTATTAAGAATATTGGCTGGTCTATTTCATCCGACACATTACTGCTCGAGGACGAAAATGGAAATTGGAATGCAATATTCGAAGGCAACATATGTACTGTTAACGGGTTAATATTGAGTGCTTCATGTGTGACATTTGAAGAGCTGTTCTCAGAAGAAAATGGTGACTTATTTGAATGGCTTTCTGAACATCCTATAGATACTCTTAGCATCAATGTTGAAGTTCTTGATTCCATTGCAAGTGAAGATCATTTAATCGGAAATGTTGATACTCTTATTATTGGAAAAAATGTGCAATCAATTCGAAATGATTCCTTCTTAGATGTGAAGTATTTGAAGAATGTCTACATTTACTCAAGTAATATTGATCTAACAAATACCGGTATAGGTTTTTCTTATGAAGGAGAACTGAGCGATATTGTTATGTATGGTTACATCGGCTCTACAACCGAAACTTACGCAAATGAAAACGGCTTTACTTTCATTGCTTTAGATGCTGATCCGAATACGACAACAACTACCACTGATGTAATCATCACGACCACTGATACAACAACTGTTACAACCGCCAATAGCACGGAGACAATTACAGAAACCACCACAATCTCCAATGTGGAATCAACTGTTACAACAACAGAAACAAATTTCACAACTATTGGTGATATGACCACGGAGACAGTTGAGACAACAGATTCAACTAGCAATACCACAACAGTTGCCAATATTGTCGAAGTAGATGAAACAAAAGCTTTGACAGACAGTTCCACTACGACCGAATTAACTTCCGATATTGCAAAAGTCGATGAAACCGCAAAAGCAGCCTCAACAGAAACCAGCACTAATACAACAGAAACAACCTCTACAACTACCACAACAACGGATGACACTACGCTTCCACAAACCGGATATTCCAAATGGTATCATGTAGTGGTTATACTGGCAGCTTGCATGACTGGAACTGGTGCTGTAATGGTAATTGGTTCCGGTGCATTGAAGAGAAAACAAAAGTAAGACTTGCAATTGTAAAATCAGAAAAAGTACCATGCCTCGAAATAGGTTCAAAGCATGGTGCTTTTCTGCAATAAGGAGGAACGGTACATGAAATTTTTGAAAAAAGCCGTAAGTATACTTGCCGCTTGCGGAATTGCCATAGCAGCAATTCCATTTTCTGCGATTCCGGCGGATGCGGCGATTCTTTACTCTCTCGATGATGGCGTTCTGACTATTAAATCGCCGGAAGTTATCGAAAAAGATGGAACAAAAGTACCATGGTATGATGAGCGTGACCAGATTACATCTCTTGTATTGCGAGATGGCATTACGGAAATTGGCGATGCTCTTTTTACAGATCTCACTGCACTAGAAACCATTGATTTTCCGGATACGCTAACAACAATTGGTACAAACAGCTTTCGGAATTGCACTTCCTTGAAAAGCATTGAATTGCCATCTTCTTTAACCACGATTGGCATTGGAGCTTTTGGAGATTGTACACAGTTGCAATCGGTGCAGTTTTCTGAAGGATTGAAGAGCATCGAAACTGGAGCGTTTCACGATTGTTCGGAGTTGACAGAAATCACGCTGCCTGGAACATTGTCTGAACTTGGTGATTCTGCATTCTATAATTGTTCTTCATTGGCTAGTATATCAATTCCAGCAGGGGTTACAGAATTGAACGAACTCACTTTTGTTGGCTGTACTGAATTGGAAGACATTACAATTGAAGGAGAGTTGACTTACCTTGGAGGCAATGTGTTCAGTGCAACAAAGTGGCTTGCGAACCAGCCGGATTGGGTGATTGTACAGGACAAATTTCTGCAAGCCTATCAAGGAACGGAAACAGATTTGGTGATTCCGGAAGGGGTAACCTATATTTGTGACAGAGCTTTTTCCGGAGGAGAAATCAAATCAGTGAAGCTTTCTGATTCCGTAAAAACAATTGGGAATAGCGTATTCTTATCGTCCACATTGGAGACGATTGATTTGAATCAAGTCGAATCCATTGGGAACAGTGCGTTTTATGATTGTGAATCATTGACATCTTTGAACATTCCCAATACCGTTACTTCTATTGGCAGTTCACT